GGTCAGGTCCGAGGCGTGCGCGACGCCCGCGACATCGCCCTTCGTCGCATAGCCGGAGAGCTCCGACTTTGTCGCGAGGCCGGTCAGGTCGGAGCGCTTGGCGACTCCGGCGACCTCGTCCTTCGTCGCGTAGGCCGTGAGGTCTGCGCGGGTGGCGAGGTCGGCGACCTGGCGAGTGGTCGCGTAGCTGCCCAGTTCCTCGCGGGTCGCGAGGCCCCGCAGCTCTGCCTTCTTCGCGTAGTCGGTAAGATCGACTCTGCCGCCTGCGGCGGCTGTCGCTACCTCTGACTTCGTCGCATAGCCGGAGAGCTCCGACTTTGTTGCGAGCGGTGCGACTGCTCGCGCGATCGCCTTATCGGTGCCCTGCTTCGTGTAGAGCGTCGGTCTTACTGCCATAGGTCAGGCTCCAATCTAGAGCGTATCGTATATGTCGCCGTAGAGCGTTCCGTCCAGGGTGAGGGTGTCTCCGTCGCCGGAGATCTCGACACCGCCCATACCAGGGACAGGCGCGGGAGACGGGGTCGGCGACGCGGCGCCGGAGAAAACCTGCGCCAGATCGTAAGCAACCGATGGGCGCAGCGTCACGGTCGCCTCTCGGAGCGTGCGGCCCGGGATCGCGAGACGCAGATGCACCTGCGTCTCCGTGCGGATGTCAAGCGGGAGGACTATCTGCCCTCGCACGTCGGCCTGCCGGGCCACCGGCCCGCCCGCAAGGACAGCGAGATTCTCACCTGTCCCCGCGAGCGTAGCGACGATGTAGGCCTGCGGCTCGGGAGCGCCGTCAAGCCTGCCGACAGTGCCCGAAATAGTCGTGGTCACTGTTCGTTCATCCTCTCTTCGAGTTTGTCGAGTCGCTCGTGCAGGCGCGCGTGCGCGTCGTGCGAGTGCTCATCGATTGTCCGCTGCGCCGCCTCACGAGCGACGCGCTCATCGTGGATTTCCTCGGCCATACGACCGCCGCGCTCGTCGATCCTTCCGACGCGAGACTCCACGGCTTCGAGGCTCTTGCCGTGATTGCTGAGCGTCGTCTCGACCCGGCCCAGTTGATCGGCGAGCGTGCCGACGTGGCCGGTCAGCTCGCCGATCTGATCCGAGACAGCGCGTACTGTCTCGATCGCACGGTCCAAGTCCTCCCTCATATTTGTCGAGTGGTCGTTCGAGACCTGCGCGTCCGCTGAGAGGGCGGCGGCGCGGGCCTCCTCGACGCCCTCGAGGACGTGCGCGAATTTCGCTTCGAGCCAGCGGCGCACCTGGCTCGCGACCAGAGCGACGACGCCCGTCATCGCGACGAGGATCGCGACGACGAGCGCGGCGAGTGCGTCTGTCACCTTCGGGTCTGCGAACAGCTCAGTCACGGCTGGCCAGCTCGGCCCCGTCAACTACCCGGGTCGAAGGAAGAGAATCGGCTGCAGCGCGGACCTCCTCGACGGACTCGCCACCGGGAGTCAGCGCGCCGACCCAGTCAATGAGGGTCACGCCGTTAATGCGGATCGCCGAGAGCACTTGGAACACAGACCAGGCGATGCCCAGGAAAACGCCGGCCTGAGCAATGATGAGTCGCCAGGTCGCCGGATAGGTGCCAGACACCCAGACGGCGAGAGAGACGATGACCGCGACCACGGCCAGCAGCACCTTACGGCGTGCCGGCGTCCAGTACGGACGGTCGAGCGCTGCCTGTACCATCGGCCAGATCATGCCGACGACGACCGTCGTCAGGAAAGGATCCGCATGAAGTCCGAGAAGAAGATCATTCATCGTCATTCCCCCTTCTCCGCGCCCGCGAGCGCGGCGTTAATCGCGTTGTTGGTGACAGCCCCGTATATTTCGTCGTCGTCGACACCGACGGCGCGCTGGAGGTCGCCGACCACGCGGTCGTGCGCCTCGTCCGAGGCCTCGCCCCAGACACCGTCAGCCTCGGTACCGATCACAGACTGCACGTACTCGATACCGAACGGGAACTGCCTCCCGCCCCAGGAGCTGGCGGCGACGACGGCGTAAATGCGCTTCGTCGTGTCGGGGCCGACGATGTTGTCAGCGGTCGCACCGACTGCCGCCTGGAGCGCCGTGACGTCGGTGTAGCCCGAGGAGGTGGTCGCGTCGCCGTAGTGCGGGCGAATGACCGCGCACACCGAGGACCAGTCTCTGGTCCTACGCCACACGCCGCCGCCGTTGCTCTGCGATCCCGCAGCGCCCGAGCTGGTGTTAAATTCAACGGTCTGAATCCAGCCGCCGTAGTTGGCCTCGACGATGCCGACGTGGTCGGCGATACCGTCGTCGTCCCAGTCGAAGCAAACCAAGTCTCCGGGCGCAGCCTGGGTCATGGGGGAGATGAGTCGGCCTTCGCGCGCGGCTGCGTTGATCCCGTAGGGGACATACGCAAAGTCCCCTCCGGGCAGGACTGACTTGTCCTCATTGTCAGTCGCGCACCAGGACGCACCCATCGCGCAGAAAGGCACGCCGGACGTCCCGTAGTACGCGCCATGCTTCTTGGCATACCAACGCCCGTACTTCGACCCCTCCTCTGGGTCATCCCAGCGCGTGTACCCAATTTCGCCCGCTGCCCAGGCGAGAACATTCTGTGCGGTCATACTCATCGCACGTCCTCCATCTGCTCGTAGGGAATGAAGATCGGGGCGACGACGTCAGGCGGCGTGTCCGTCGCGGGCGTCATCGATGCCATAAGCTGCTCGATGGTCGGTTCCATTGTTTTCTCCTCTTGGGTATGGGAAAGCCCCCGGACGGGCTTGTCCGAGGGCATGAAGAATTGGTGGCTGTTAGTAGCCGATCGCGGTCCACGAGTAGGCATGACGGCCAGGGGAAGTGACGCCGGGGAGCATCGCGCGGAAGCCGTTGCGGCTCATCGAGTCGAGACAGAATTGCTGTGCGTTCTTGAATGTCCATTGGGCCGATCCGGTTCCATACAGCGGCGTCAAGGTGACAGAAACACAATCATTCGGGAAGGGCGTCTGGAAAGTGACGCTGTCGAGATAGAGATTCCCGAACTGCACCTCCGTCGCGGAGGTCGCGACCTTGCCTGCCTTGATGAGGCCATTCCGCACGCCAACGCTCAGGCCGGAGCCGACCGGCACGTCGCCGACGGCGCCTAGCTCCATCTGCAGATTCGACTCTCCGGCCCAGCGGCGACCGTCCCATACACGCACGGCGTTGAGGTCGGTTCGCCAGACGTAGACAGGCTGTGCCGGGGACGCTGTGAGGCCCACGCCCGCGAGCGCGGCGACGTACTGGGAGGCGGCGGTCTCGGACGCGCACGCCTTGTAGGAGGGGATCGACAGCGATAGGTCGAGGAGGTCTTGGCGGCGGGCCGGGTCGGTCGGGGAGGGTACCTTGTGTCCGCGCTGGTCCTGGTAGCTCATTGCGCGCGCCTTTCTGCGGGTTTGACGGGGAGTGTTTCGGTGTAGTCGATGGTTAGGGCTGCGCTTGCTCCGCCCTTGGTAATGCCGCCGTAAGCCGTGCCGACGAGCGCGAGGCCCGCACCCGCCGTGAGGGTTTTCGCTAGGGCGGTGATGTCGACCTGTGCCTGCTTTGCGTTGACGGTGATCGTCTGCGTCGCGCCGGTCGGCAGCGGCCCCGACTCCGAGTAGGCGGCGGGCTGAATCACCAGCGCCCACGGCGGGACGTGCGACGCGGGACGGACGGTGAGGAGCGCCCGGGTGATCGTAATCGTGCCGAGGGCTTCGAGCTGCCGCCCGTAGGTGACGAGACCTCGGAGCCTCTGGCCTGCTGGGTTGGTGCCCTGCCATGCGCCACCGTCGCCGTAGCGCGACCATCCGCCGGTTGTCCACGTGCCCATCCACTGCGGCGTGAGAACCGCATGCCGGGCCACAGGCTTAGGGGCAGGTGTTTTCGGGACCGCCGGGAGCGGCCCCTCGGGGGACGGGGCAGGCCCCAGCGCGTGGACGGGACGCCCCGTATCCGGGTCGAGCAGGACGTGCGCGGTCTTGACTCCCGCCCAGTTGACGGCGGTCGCTGGGATCTGGACGCCTGCCCCGCCGTACAGGGAGACGATAAGCTGACGCCCACCTTCGACGAGGTCGACAATTCGCGCGATCGCCGTCGTTGACCTGTCCGACCCGTACCGGGGCGGCAGATCATCAGGGGTCGAGGAGATTAGGTCCATGACTCGGACTGTCACAGCGTCACCTCCACGTCGGTTTTCTGTGTCCCCTTATAGGTGAGTGGCACTTCATAGGCTGTGACGAGGCCCCAGAGCGTTTTCGGCTCAGCCGCTAGGACAGGCTGCGTCACAATCTCGATCGGCTGATCGAGCGCGACGCGCGGGTCCGGCGCGTGCTCCACAGGGACTTTGACTTTCCGGCGGATCGACTCGGCGAGCATCGCCTCAGCGGTTTTGCGCGCCTGCTCCTGCGAGGTTATGAGAGGCGAGGAGAAGAAGCGGGGGACAACACCGTAGGGGCCGTCGGTCCTCATCGGGCCGGTCGTCTGATCCGCGACTGCCTGGAACGCGGGCGCCCCCTCGTCGTGCCCGTCCTGACCGCGCGCTACGACGCGGTTGTAGACCTTGTCGCGCGAGACCTGCGACGAGACGCCGACGACGGTTCCGTCCAGGTCGTCCGTGAGCCGTAGCTTCGGCGGCGAGACCGGCGGCGAGACCGGCGGGGTCACGTACAGGATGCCGTCGCCGCCCTCACGGATCGATGCCGGCCATGCCTTCGCGATCTCGTACACCGCATCGATCCTCGACTCACCCCATGTCATCGAGGGACACCAACGGTCAACGAGGGCGGTGTCAATCACGACGCCCATGTGTCCGCCGACCAGGCGCCGGATCTCGGACGCGAGCGTGCCATTCCACATGGGGGAGAGCGGCGTCGTGAGCCTATCCTCCTCAAGGCGATGCATCAGCGACTTGCCCGTCACCCTCACGGTCGAGGGGCCGGGATCGACAGATGTGATTAGGAAGCGTCCGAGCTGAACGTCCCACCAGCCGCCGCCGGGGATCACCGACGCGATCGTCAGCGAGACGTGCAGCGTCTGCCCGAACGTCGCGAGCGGGTGTGAAGGGTCTGTAGGATCCCAGTCCCGCCAGTCCTCATCCTCACTCGCCGAGCCGACGCGGGGCACCGTGAGCGAGAGCGAGCCCTGCACCTGCTGAGTGGCATCCCAGGCGACCGAGCCGTCCTCGACGGGCACCTCACCGAGGTACTCATCGCCGAGCCACGACTCGACCGTCGCCTGCATCGTGTAGGCAGACGAGAGGAGGTCGTCCGGGATGCGCGCGTCCGGGCCGGTCAGGCTCATCGCTCCTCCTGCCAGATCGTGCGGTCGAAGCCCTCCCACGTGAGGCGGCGCGCGTCGAGCGCCTGCCACGTGAGGGCGCGACCGTCAAAGTCCGTCCACGTCGAGAGAGCGAGGAGCGTCGAGGCCTGCGGCAGGGACGTAATCGTTCCCTTGATCGTCCACGTGCGCTCCGCGACGTCGATCCTGGCGGCGCGCTCCATCGAGACCGACGTCGGCGACATAAGCGTCACCAGATCGACGTCGCACACGCCGGCCCTGCACTGCACGCAGTGGTCGGGATTGTGGAAGAGAGCTACAGGCGTCGGCGTGCCCAACAGCAGCTTGAGAGCCGGCGTATCCTTGAGATTCGTGCGCGCCGTCAGCGAGATGGTGCCCGCGCCCATCGTCGGCGCGTACACCATAACCGGCGTTCTGCGACCTGGCACCTCGTGCTCGGTGAGGCGTATCTTCATCTCACGTTGATCGGTCCCCTGCCAGAGCAGGTTCACGGGCATTTTGCCCGCCGTGTCCGTCATGAGCGAGAGGCCCTGCCAGCGGCGCACGACAGGCGAGGACTCCACCTCGACGCCGCGCGACGTCGTCAGACGGTACCGGAACTCGGTGTTGATCGGCGCGAGAGAATCACCGATCACCCTCTGTTCTCCCGTGCCCGTCCACACGCCCGCGCGGGGGATCCACTTAAAGCCCGTCGAGGCGATGCCCTCGATGTAGCAGGCCGTGCCCGCAGGCGCGAGCGACGCCGGGATCACCAACTGCACGCGCGGGGCCTGGCCGTCCTCGACGACCGCGACCGGCGAGCGCGTCATATCCAGCGCGCCCTCAACCTCACGCGAAGCAGACAGGCCCTTCGTGCCCGTCCACTGGTGACTGATCGCCCGCTGCGTGTACCCGATCCGCTGCTGAGGCGTATCGCCGTCGAAGAAGGTCGCCGCATCGGCGACAGCCTCCTCGACGGTCGCCGCCGCGACGATCATGACATCGTCAAGATGCACCGAGCCTGGTTTGTTGTCGCGGACGCCCGAGGTGTAAACCTCAAAGCGCACGCGCGCCTGCGTGGCGCCCGCCGGGGCCACATGGACCCACGTCGGGCGATCGCCCTCCGCACTCGACGTCAGCAGCAGCGGCGCAGACGCGACCTGACTGCGACCCCCCACCGTCCACTCGACGCGGACGGCGAGCCCGATACCAGGACTCGTGCGAACCAGGGCCGACACCGCCAGCGCCTGCCCCGCCGAGACAGGAACCACGCCAGGAGTGGCGACCTGGCCCTGCAGCTGAGCGGGCACGTCGACAGCCATGTAAGTTGGCGACTGCCGCTCGTGCCCGCCCCATGCAGCGGGATCAGATGCGATCCGCAGCGACGACGGCGCATACTTTGCCCAGCCGTTCGTCCCATACGCGAACGAGGGATTAGGGCAAAGATTTGTCCGCACCATCATCGGCTCCTTCCTGCGAGCTGCTTCCTGCGAGCGAGAACGCCCGCGCTAATCCCCTCAACGTGCGCCCTAAACTGGACGCCGTCATCGAGGACCAGATTCACCTGCGCCCCATCAAGCGAGACCCCCGCACCCGCACCACTAGCCGCGAGCGCGGAGACGTCTGCCCACTGGCGAGCCGTTAGGATCGCTTCGCGCTGGCCGGTCTGGTTGACTGCTGCGGTGACTCCGTCTGGGAGCCAGCCGCCGCGGTCGTACTTGCGTGCGCCGCCGTAACGTCCGACCGAGGGAGAGCCCCAGATCGCAGTCTTGCGAGCACTCAAGCCCGGACGCGGTTCCTCGATCATCTGCCCGTTGCCCGCGTAGACGGCGACGTGCCAGGCGGGGGATCCCCAGTAGAGGAGGTCGCCGGGTGTCGCGGAGCCCCAGGGGACGGGTGTCGAGCCGGACTGGTATCCGGCGGCTGTGAGGCGCGGCCAGCCGAGGCCGAGCTGTTGCGCGGCCCAGTAGACGAGGCCGGAGCAGTCGAGGCCGGGCGGGATTGCCGAGCCGCCCCAGACGTAGGGGACTCCCATGAGTACGGCCTTCATGGCTGCGCCGACGAGGCCCGCGCCGCCTGAGAGCCCGGATTCGTTCACCTTCGAGGTGAACAGGGACTTGAGGCCGTCGAACAGCATCGGCGGGATGCCGTATGCGACGGACTCCCAGAAGCTACCGTCCTTCGGGGACAGCAGATCGCGCGCCGGCTTGAGGACCAGGTTTGCGATTGCGGCTGCGGGGTCGGTGACGATCTCAGCGACCGCCTCCGTTGTGTCCTTGATCCAGTCCAGGGCGCCGGAGAAGCCCCCCTTGACGGCGTTCCAGATGCCGCCGTCTGCGAAGGCAACTTCGCCGCGGCGGCGTCCGGTCTCTCCGACGGTTGCGAGGCCGGAGCCGCGCGATGCGTTGACCCGGTCGAGCCAGGGCTTCCCGCCGAGAGCTCGCAGGGCGTCGGGTCGGATAATGCCCTCGCCTCCGGAGAGACGAAGCGCGCCGCCGCCGTCCGGGCTGTAGAAGTGGTAGATATCCTTGCCCGGGGAGTACCCGGGGGTCATGGTGGAGAAAACGCCGCCGGTCGCGTAGGCCGGAATCGCCTTGACGTCGGGGAGCCTCACGGAGAGGCCAACCTTCGCGGCGATCGTATCGAAAGCCGCCTTAATACCGTCACGATAGACAGTCGTGATGACAAAATTGATGGGCTTTGCAGCGGCGCCCTTGACCTTCTCGAACACTGTCTCGACCGACTGACGGAACGACTCGAAGGAGTCCTTCATGCCGCCGATCGCGTTCTTAATCGCCGGGAAAACCACGTCGATCAGGACGGAGGACGCGACCTGTACCGCCGACGAAATCTGATCCCACACCGGCTTAATCACCGACTCATACAGCCAAGTGAAAGTCGGGCCGAGCGTCGAGGAGATCACGCTGCCAATCGCAGAGAAGACCGGGGAGAGGATCCCCCAGACCGTCTGGATCGCAGAGCTGATCCCATTCCAGACCATCGTGACGGTTGTCCACAGCCCCTCGAAGGCAAGGCCGACAGAGCCCGAAATAACCGTCACCAGCAGGTCGAAAAGCGGATACAGGACGTTATCCCAGACCGCGAGAATGAACGTCGATACGTTCGTCCAGACCGGCTGAACCACGTCCTGCCAGAAGGACCAGAGCGCGGGCATGAGTGTGTCTCGGAAGAAGCCCGCGAGCGCCTGCAGCGCCGGGTAGACGATCGCCCAGGCCGACTGCGCCGAGGAGGCGAAGCCTTCCCACAGCGGCTTGACGACGTTCTCCCAGAGGGTCTTGAGGACAGGCCAGATGACCCGGGAGACGATGGTCCACAGGGCCATGAGGGTAGGTCGGATGATTGCGGTCCAGGCGAGAGCGAGGCCCGAGCCGATCCCCTCAAACAGCGGCTGCAGTACGGTCGACCAGAAGTTTTGGAGGCCCGGCCACAGCGTGCCGCTGATCCAGTCCCACGCCGCCTCAAGGGACGGCTTGATCTGATCCGTCCACGCCGTGTAGGAGATCTCCCCTACCGCGAGGAGCGCGTCCCGCAGCGTGAAGAAGAAATCGACGAGCGCCGAGTCCTCCTCAAGGCCGAACAGATTCCCGTCGTAGTCCCCAGTGGTGAGGATGCCCCACGCCGACTCAATGCCCGGGATGAGCGTGTTCTTCGTGTAATCCACGAAGGCATCAATCACGGGCGTTACGTTGTTCGTCCAGAACTCGGCGATGCCGGATCCGAGGGCGTTGAGCGCGTTCGCGACGTCCTCGTTCGTGTTGTACAGGTAGATCAGGCCTGCGATGAGCGCCCCGATAGCCACGACAGCCAAGCCGATGGGGTTCGCAGCCATTGCTGCGTTGAGCCCCTCCTGGACCAAGGTCGTATTCTTGATCCACTCGATCACGGTCGTCAGGACCGAGAAGCCCCAGTAGGCGGCGACCGCGATCCCGATACCCTCACCAAGGGCGACTAGCAGATCCTTGTGCTCGCTGATCCACCCGAAGGCGTTCGAGAACATATCGGACAGCCAGCCCATGAAGTCCGTAATCGTCGGCTTCATGTAATCGATGAGATCCTTGAAGCCGCCCATGAGGGTTGCCTGCAGGTTCCCGGCTGCGTTCTCGATACGGCTCGTGTCGCGAGCCGCGTTCGCCGCGACCTCATCGAAGCCAAGGCTCAGGAGCGCTTCGTTGAATTCCTCGGCGCTGATCTGGCCTTGAGCCATAGCGTCCCTGAAATTCCCGGTATAGGCGCCCGCGTCGAGCAGGGCCTTCTGAATTTTGCCGGACGCGCCGGGGATGGCGTTTGCGATCTGATTCCAATCCTGCGTCGCCAACTTGCCGGCACCGTTGACCTGCACGAGTGCCAGGCCAACCTGCTTGTAGGTCTCAGCCGAGCCGCCAGCGACGGCGTTCAGGTTGCCCGCCGCTTCCGCGAGCTTGTCGAAGCCCTCAACGTTGTTCGCCGCGAGCTGCGACGTGATCCCCTGAATATCCGACAGGTCATAGACCGTTTCGTCGGCATACTTCTGGGCGGCGGCGCCCAGCTCCTCGATCCGGTCAGGATCGATGCCCGCAAACTTGAGGGTGTCCGCGAACTTTTGGGTCGCGTCGGACGCAGCGATAGCCTCGGAGACAAAGCCCCCGATGCCCACGGCTGCGGCCATTGCCGCCAGAGGCGCGATCGCGCTCTGCGCGAAGCCAGCCATGGAGGAGAAGCCCGAGCCCGCCTCGCGCGTGCCCCTCGCGGCCTTCTCCGCTGCCTGCGCGGCCTCGTCAAGGTCACGCGTCGCCGACTCGACAGGGCCGCGACTACGGCCAGCCTCGGCGCCCATCGTCGTAAAGCTCCGGCCCGCGCCCTCCGCAGCTTTCTGCATGCCGCTCGTCGAGGCCTGCATGCTCCTCGTCATCTTATCGACGCTGTTTTTCGCCTCAGTGGCGGCAGCATCGATAGGCTGACTGATGGACTTCGCGACCTGTGCGCCGCTGGAGCCGACGCCAGAGCGCAGGCCGTTCGCGAAGTCCTTGCCGGCGTTCTGCCCGATACTGGGCAGCTGGGCCTTAGCATCAGCCTCGACCGACTTGAAAAATCCCTTCATGCTGGGGACGACGTCGACGTACAGTGTGCCCGCCTTGTAGACTCCAGCCATTCCGGGGCTCCTCTCTGCATTTATTCTGTGTCGTCCTCCCAGTGGGGGAGGAGGGCCCTCATCGCTTCATCTCGGAAGCCATGAAGGCGGTCGGTGCGCGCGTCCTCGAGTGCCAGCTCGACCGCCGAGACTGGGCGCGGGTACGGCTCTTTACCGCCGAAGGCAGCGGATACCAGATCGAAAATGTCCTGGAGCAGTCGCACGACGGGGGTCTGCTCGCGCATCCGCGCCTCAGTGTCGTCGGTGGTTGCCTCGGTCTCGGCGACGGATCTCGCGATCTCCTCGAAGCGGTCGGGATCGTTGAGGATCGCGACGGTTGTTCTGCTCGTCGACGCGAGGCCGTCGATGAGTGTGAGGAGGAAGCGCCAGCGGCGGGCGCGGAACAGGGCCGGCGCGTCCCAGCCCTGCTCCGCGAGATCGGAGACGATCTGCCTCTCGTACCGACTTAGTCGGTCGTAGAGGCGTTGCCTTCCCCCGCGTCGCCAAGCATGCCCTGATAATGCTCGGAAGCCTGACGGATCAGGATTCCGAGCTGCCTCATGTTGAGCTTGCTGAGGAGCAGGTCCGCATCCTCAGTGGTGAGCCAGGTGCGGATCATCTGCGTCGGAGCCTTCGAGGACTCCATCGCGGCCATGAACTTCTCAGCGGCCTCGGGCGTGAGGCTCAGCGGATCCGGGAAGCTGATGACCTGGCTCCCGATACCGAAAGTGAACGGTGCCGGGGCCGCAGCCTTCTCCAGCTTCGCGAGGGCATTGAACGTGAACGTGGGCTTCATCTGGTCAGACATGCTTGATCTCCTTATTTGTCTGGCGGTTGGTTACTTGTTGAAGGTGGGAGGCGCGGGCAGCGTCGGCTTCTCGTCGCTGTCCTTCGAGTCGTCGACGACCTCCCAGCCCTGAGAGACGAGCAGGTTCTGCTCGACCGCAGAGTCGGTCTCGCGCTCCAACTTGAGCTCGTCGCCGGAGTCGGTCTTGACAGTCTTGATGAACTTCATCGATGTTCCTATCCGTGAGGGATCTCCATTAGGTGAGGTGTGGACGGGCGGGCCGGAGGGAGATCAACTCCGGCCCGCCCGAGATCGAGTGCAGGTCAGTTGGCCTGCTCGAAGCCGATCGCGTCGCGGTGACGGATCGCACCGGAGCCGCCGATGTAGTGACGGCACGACGTGCCCGCCGTCTCGTCCATGAATGCAGCGAACTCCAGGTCGAACTGCATCGCGTCGCTCGCGGCCCACTTCTCGTCGGGCAGAGAGGAGAGCTTGACGCGCGGGTAGCAGCGACCGATCAGCCACTCGTCGGCGGCGGGTCCGTCAGCCATGACGAGCAGTAGGCGATATTCGGCGAGTGCCGGGATCGCGGCCTCGTCGAAGGTGATCTCGCCCGTGGTCTTGGAGGCCTTGGTCTGCGACAGGTCGATACCGTAGACGAGCTGCTGGATCGTCTTGCGGACCGGCTCCAGGACCGTGAGCTTCACCGACTTTGGCGCGCCGGTCAGGTCAGACCGGACCGCCTCCGCATATCCGAGGGCTTCGACCTCTTCGTTCTTCGCGTCGGCGGAGAAGGTTATGCCGTCGGTCGTGATGAGACCCAGGGGCATGAAGTCGGCGGGGATCTCCTTGAGAGCGCCGCCAGCGTCGGTGATCGCCGTCGGGACTGCCGTTGTCATCGGGGCCAGGAACGCAAGTGCGTTCAGGCCCTTCCTGACATTGGTCGTGCGGTTATGCTTCTTCTTGAGGGCTTCGATGGTGGTCATGCAAGACCCCTTTCTAATCAGTTGGTGTCGTCTGAGATGGGCCTGTGCGTGACCGTGGCTGTCATATGAACAACCTCGACAGCCTCAAAGTAAGGCTGCACGCCCAAGCAAGAATCGATCTCCGCCGCGTCTACCCAGCCGGACGCGCCGACGACCGGACGGACGTCGAACGCCCCCTCGATCTGGTCCGCGAGCGCGGCGGCTCCGACTTCGGCGGGTGAGGCTGGTGTCTTTGCGTAGATGGAGATCGAGATCGTGTCGTCTCGGTCGTAATCCCCGGTCTGGGTCTGAACGAGCGAGACGTGCGCGAGCGGAAGCGGCCCGTCGGTAAAGCCGGGCTGCAGGACTCGCGCGGTCGGGATGCCGGTCGCCGCGGTGATTGCATCGCGGATGACCTGGACTGCGTCGGTGTATGTCATGAGCGCTTCTTCCTCTTAGACTTCGAGCCGATTAGCTTGCCGAGCGTGTGCGCCCCGGGAATTGGGTTTCCGGCTCTGCTTCGGTGGCCGAATTCCACGGCGAGAGCGTGGCGTGCGTCGTTGTAGACGCGGCCCACGTCTCGTGCGGGACCACCTGGCTTGAGCGGTGCTTTCGCCGTTTCGGCTTTGTAGGAGTCTGCGAGGTGCCCGCCTTTGTCCGATGAGCCGCGAGGTGCGGCTGCGGCTGCGGCTGCTCTGAGCTGCTCAGCTTCCTTGAGGAGTGCTGGCGCGAGGGCTCCGCTGCGCAGGAAAGCGTCGATCGCTTGCGTGTCGCGTTTGAAGCTGCCCACGTCGTCACCTCCGCTTGATCGTCACGGCCACACCGCGCGGCCAGGGTGCCGGCTTCGATTCGACCTGCCATTTCCCGCCGAGCGGATGGGCACGCGGGACGACGACCGTGTCGCCGACCTCGAACCGCGCGTCCGGCGGGGCGTACAGCGTTGCCTGGTCGTCTGGCTGTTCCGACGTCGGTGACTCCAGCAGCCCCGGGACCGTGAACGCGCCGGGTGCGATGAGGCACCCGGGGATGAGCCGCGCCGCGCTGTCCTGCACGAGGTAGCCGTCCGCGTCGCGTCGCGTGCGGCCTTCTACCTGCACTGGGGTTCGCCACTTCTGCATCATCAGGAGTCCTCCCGTGATGCGAGGAGGTCGATCTCGAGCGCGCGGCCACGGCCTGCACCGAAAGCCCGGCGCTCAGCCTTGGTCAGGTAGAGGTCGCCGGACGGGTTCGCGAACGTGAGCTGCTGCGAAAATGGTCCGGTCGTCTCCGTCGCCGCTGAGATCCCCGTGAGACCTTCATCAGCGAACGGCGCTGTCATCGCGCGCTTGACGATCGCGCAGATGACCCGGATGCGAGTGCCCGAGCTGGTGGTCTGCCAGTTCGGGCACTCGTCCATCACGAGGCTTTGCGCGTCCTCAATGAGCATGCTCACGCGCGCTTTTTCAGCGTCGGTCAGCGGTCGCCAGCGGGCCTCCAGGTCTCCTGGTGTAGCCCACGGTTCCACGTCAGGCAGCTTCCTTGACGAGCGCGAAGCGGTCGGTGAACACGTACCAGGCGTAGACGGTCTCGAGGCGCAGAGCCACCTGGTTCTTGCGCTTGAGGTCGCCCTGGCCGTCCGGGTCGCCGAACTGGATCAACTCGACGGGCAGCTGACGCTGGATACCCCAGCGGACACCGTTCGTGAAGTCACCGACGATCGCGCGGACCTTGGTGTCGGTCGCCTCGGGGGTCGCCGAGACCGTGTTGCCCTGAGCGACGGGAACGCCGAGGAACTCCGAGACGTTCGTGCCGAAGCCCAGCTGCGGGTAGCGCTGGTCGGAGGTGTCGCCCGCTCCGTCCTTACGACGCAGCTCCGAGAGTGCCCAGGAGAACTTGGGGTCGAAGGCGGCGCCCGTGACCATCGCCGGGTTCAGGCCGTTCACGACCTGGCCGACAGCGGCGCGGAAAGCGGCGTCGGCCTCAGCGGTCTTGCCCTTCATCTCGACGACCTTCGTCGACGCGGCCGCGAAGTTCGTCCAGGACGCGACCTTCGTGCCCGTCAGAGGATTGATCGCGTGGTAGAGGCCCAGGTCGAGGGCGCGAGACAGAGCCTCAGCGCCGGCCTGTGCGAGCTCGTCGAGGACTCCGAGCTGGTAGTCCTCGTCTGCCCACATGACCTCCTGATTAAAGCGCATGGTGACCTGCGCCTTGTGGGGAGCGACAGACACGGACGAGAACGAGCCCGTGGTCGATGCCTTGTCTGCGCCCTCTTCGACGAACTCTGCCTTCGGCAGGTTGTCGAAAACGATGATGTCCTGCTTGCCGAAGCGCATCGGCTTCTGCTGCGAGAGCAGAGCGACCGTCGACAGCGACTGGGACTTCTTGACCATGCCGTCCGCGATCTCGCGAGGCAGCAGCACGGACGTGTTGGTGGTGTTGAAAATAGCCACAGTTGGCTCCTTCCGAGAGATGAGAGATTATTTCGAGCCGAACAGCTCCTGCGCGAAAGCGCGGCGAGCCGAATCAGCTTCGGAGACACTCGGGGTCGCCCCCTGCGTCGGGATCACAGGCACCGACGGGCGCGCCTGCAACGCCTCCGCGAGCGCGGATGCGTGTGCGGTCAGTTCGTCCTTGGTCGAGCCGCGCAGCAGGTCGGCGGGGACTCCGGCTTCCTTCGCGACGTCGTTGCGGATCTTGTCGAGTGCGGCCTGTGCGTCGATCTGAGCGAGACGGGCCTCGGCGTCGGCGAGCTTGCTCGCTGCGGCCTTGAGGTCGTCGTAGTCGGCGTACTTGTCGCGCTCGCGTGCCAGGCGTGCGCCGATGACCTTGTCCAGATCCTCCTGCGTCGTGATCGGCGTGAAGGCAGGACGTTCAGCGGACGTGGCCTGGTTGTCGGTCGCTTCCGTTGCGGCTGCATCGGTAGTGTCGGTGTCGGTGGTGTGCATGGTGTCTCCTGTTTGTCCGTACTTGTGCGGCGCCCGTCGGCGCTCATGGTTCCGCGATTTGCCCCTCGCGTAGGGGAAACTCAGTCGCCGTCAGATGTTTCTTCTGTCGGCTTTTTGCGCCCGCCGGATCGCTTGCGCTTGTCCTCCTCGAACTCGCCGTTCTCGTAGCGCTTCTTGATTTCCTCCGGGTCATAGCCCGCGATGTTCGCGGGCTTGCTGGCCCATGAGGGGACGACCTGGCAGTCGCAATGGGCGTGGTATCGGTCGAACGCGCCAGCGGACTTTTCCGAGGCGTAGATCCAGCCGCGAGACGCGAGCATCATGCAGAAAGAGCAGGTCACCGCTCCTGTCGGGACGCGGGCGAAACGAACCTTCGCGGGATCCTTCGCCGCAGCGTCCGAGACCGTCTGCCGAGCCGAGTTTTTCACCCAGCTCTCCGTCGATTCAGACAGCGCATCCAGCGATGCCTCAGCATCCCCGGCGCGGGCCAGCGGGTTCAACGCACTGCGGATCCGGGCATGCACGACCTCAATACGAGGCAACGGCGCAGGCTTCGGCGTGTAGTCGCCGCGAGCGCCGGCAGCTCGTCGCAGTCGGTCGTACCACTCGACGGCGAGTTGCCCGCCGACGTTGCCGTATGCCTGCACGAGCTGGGGGAGGAAGTCCTCCAGTGCTTCGCGGCATGCGACGACGTCGGTTGTGTCGAGCGTTTTCCAGAAGCGCTCCAGGTCGCGCTTCGCGAGGCGTGCGCATTGCTTCTGGGCTTTGGCGAACCGCGTGATCTCTTTCCTGGTTCTTGACACGCGGTTCGCCTCTTCCCGTTACTTTGCTTCGAGCTTGTCTGCGTCTGCTTCGGGCATGCGCAGGGATACGGGGACAGCGCCGGTAAAGCGCAGGCCGTCGAGGCCGAGCCTCAGCGCTGCGTCTTGCGGCTCGATGCCTGCGCGGATCGCGACGCCGAGCGCGTCGAACTTGGCTTTCAGCGCGACGGGATCCTCAGCTCCCCCCCCCCGCTTCCTGCGTCTGCTGTTCGGGAGCGGGGAGCGATTCGAGGTTGCCGGCGCCGGCGAGACGTTCGAGGAGCGACGCGGCCTTGCCGGGCGCGTTCTCCGCTCGGACCTGCTCGATCTCTGCCTGCGTGAAGCCTGCGCGACGCAGGCCGACTGTCGTCGTCGCGACGTCCGGCAGCGCGGATGCGATCTTCGAGATCACGTCAGCGCTTGCCTGCGGGCTCACGTACCTTGTCGGCGTGTAGTTGATCGCCATATCCCACGATTCCTCGGGTGGTTCCGTGAGTCGGTCGCGGATCATGAGGACGTCCTGGAGGAGGCGACGCAGCGCGGGCGTGAAGATGCGCCACTGGTAGTCGGCCTCGTCGGAGAGCTGGTACTCAGCGGCCTGCATGGCCTCCGCCGACGCCGGATTGTCGCCGAAGATACCGACGGTGCTCATCGGAAGGTTCGTCGCCGCGCAGAAGTTCTGCGCAAGCTGGCGATACATCGCGAGATGCGGCTCCATCGACAGCTGCGTGAACTGACCGACCGACGGCGTTGCACCTTCCTCGTTGACCGTGAGAGCGAGCAGGCGCCCCGTGATCGCCGACCACCGCTCCATGCCCGTGAACGCGTCCTCGGACGCGCCGAGGACGTACCGCTGCGGGCTGGAAAAGAATTCAGCGCCCGTCTCGGCACGCATCAGCGTGCGCACCGCCGCGTCCGTCAGATACCGGACCTCGGTCGTAATCCGCGAGCGCCCGAACGGTCGTCCGAGCTGCGGGTCATAGACCAGAGGCTCGACGAGGACGCGCCCCGTTGGGTTCTCCATCCGCTCCAGGTGCCAGGCCGCAGAGCCGGGCTGGCGGGAGAAATGAATGATGAACGAGCGCGTGTACATCGTCGCGCCCGTGATCGTGTTCTCGTACTGCTCCGTGCCCTCAGCGGTCGAGGCCTCCAGGGCGAGCGCGGCCTCCAGCGTGCGCGTGCGCTGATCCCACAGGGCCGTTGTCCACTTCGCATCGCGCGCCTGGATCATGACGGGCGGCTCTCCGCGCGTCACGTCACCAGCGGCGACAGTCAGGAACGCGACCGAGTGCTTGTACGCGCTCGTGATCGCCTGCGCGAGCTCCGTCTCGAACTCATTGCGCGCGAGAAGCCCGGCCAGGTCGTAGGTGTCGGTGAGACCGCCGACGGTGTAGCCCTCGAAAACGTGCTTCCGCGCGAGGGCTTGCACGGCCTTCTGGGGCCAGCCGAGAGCTGCGCGCGTGCGCTGCATCTGCGGCGGGATCGAGATGCCGAGATCCTGGAAGGCTCGATGCCCCTCGTAGTACACGTCGAGCAGCGCGTTCTTCGACTGCTTCGCCGTGATCCGATCCTGCATGAGGCGCAGCTGGCTCTTCTCGGTCTCGGTCAGCCCCGGCAGCGCCGGGATCCTCGTCAGACTCATAGGACGATCGCCCTCCTTCCCGTTTTCCCTTTCGGCCTACGCCGCGTGGTCTTGGCAGCATGCAGAGCTGCCGATACCGCCTCTAGCGGTGTCTCGTCCCCGTCTGGGGTCGAGGCCGACCACCCGTAAGCGCCGTCGCGGCGCCTGATCTGCCTGTCCACGACAGCCACCGAAGCGTTGAGCGCGTCCTCCGGCTCGCCCGCCGGGTGCGTCACCTGGCCCGCCCGCAGGCCCTCAAAGAGCAGCCCGCAGGCCTCGAAATACTCGCCAGTTGTCATGATGTGGACGAGGCGTTTCGGGACGCCCCGCATGTCCAGCGCGTCCGACAACGCCGCCGCTCCCGCGCCGCCGAGAAGATTGATCTGCGCCGTCCTGTCGACGCGCTCAGCAAGCCATTCCGCGAGCGCCGAAACGCCCGCAGCGGTAGACCCTGTGTAGGTGTCGATTGCATTCACGTGGAAGCGCGCGGACGCTCCCGTGCCTTCCTTCATCGCGCCCGCGAGCGCCATTCGCTTACCGTCGGCACTGAACGAGACGCCGAATGATCGGATGCCGTCCTCCGGCGCATCTGCGACGGATGCGTCCCACGTCGCGGAGTCGATCGCGCGCGAGGCACCCGCGTTCGCCGGCCACATGCCCAGGCGCTCACGCTTGAAGCCTTCTTCGTTGAGCGTGCGCCTCTCGTTTTCGACGAACGCAATTTTCATGCGTCCCGCCGTGATCGCGGGGTTCGTCGCGATCCACACGCCCTTATCGTCGAGGTTGACAGGCCCGTCCGGGTCCGCCGACCACTCGTGCCAGCACATCGGTCCGGGATGCTCCGAGAGGCCCTGCGCTCGCTGGCGCGTAAACACTGCGCCCGAAGCGTTCGGCCCGGGCGGCGTTCCCGTGTAGAGGATCTGAGAGTTACCGAGGTCGCCCGCCGAGCCCGTCGAGAGCATGGCCTCGATAGCGTCCTCCGTCAGCTCCTGCGCCTCGTCGAACACGATCACGTCGGCGGTAAAGCCACGACCTGACGACTTCGAGCGGGCGATGACTCGCAGCTCTGCGCCGTTCGATAGCGTGATCGACTCCTGCCCGTTGACATTCCTGACGTTCGTCACGAGGCGGTTCAGCTCGGGGAAGTCTGCCGACTCGTCGTTCGCCTTATTCCCGAAGAAATGCTTGAAGCGCCGGTAATGCGCCTGCGCCGTTTTGACCTCGTGCGCGGAGTGAAGGATCTTCTCCCCGAGGAGCACCATGCCGAAAAGCTCCCGGATCTCCAAGAGCGCGTTCTTCCCGTTCTGGCGCGGAACGGACAGGCCGCATGTCATATGCTTCCACTCGTCCCTTGTGGACGCAGCGAGCCAGTCCTCGAGGACGAGATTCTGCCAGGGGTCAGGGGTCAGCCCGAAGTTCGCGGCGAACTCGCCGGCGATGTCCCCGAAAGTCTTTGCGCGACGCTTAGCGGCGACCCGCACCCGAGGCGTTTGACCGTCGCCGTGCGAGCTGGTCCTGGAAGTTGACGACATTGTCTCCCTCCTCCTTCGACTCGACCACAACAGCCGGGCCGGCCAGCTCAGAAATCAACGCCCGCGCCTCACGAATCAGCGGCGCACGCTTGTCAAACTCGGCATACTCAATCGACTGCAACGTCGCGTCCAGCAGCTTCGTGCGCTGAGCGCGAGCATCAAATGCCGGAACCTCCGGCTCCTTCTTCGCCGCGGGCTTCTTCGCCGACGTCTTACGCCCGCGAGCGCTCGATGCCTTTGCCTTCTTCTCAGCCAATTCCAACCCCCTACTCCCGGGCGAAACCGCCGAAAACGTCTACCGTCTATCCCAGATGCCCCATAAACACGCCAGGCGAGCCGCCCCTAAACGAAAACCCCCAGCCACCGTTTTTGCGCGACACCCCCTGAAATAACGGGGGGGTATGGCGCTAAGCGTACCGGGGGCTACTGGTAGGCGGGGGGAGGGGTAAACCCCCACGCCGGACGACTGAATCTTTCACCAGTCTACGTCTACGGAGGCCGCTCTGCGCGGTTTCACCTTCGGGCGCGTCCCGTCTCCGCGAGATTGATTGCACCTACGGCAAAGGACTCGACCATTTTCGAGCGTGTTCTTCCCGCCCCAACGGACCGGCAGGATGTGATCCGGCTCGGCGCTGTTCGGCTGCAGTCCGCGCGTGTAGTCCAGACGCACGCCGCAGTGTGGGCACTGCGCGATGCCGGCGTCGCGAGCTGCGATCAGCACTCGCTTGCGCCAGTGCTTGTACTGCGCGGTACCTGTTCGCGAGGTCGCCACGTTCGACCACCCCTCCCAGGTATACGGAGACCCCCGCTCCATCGGGGCCGAGAAGAGCGGGGGTCAACGCATGTGCGCGGATGCCGTATAAGGCAGAAGCCCCATCGCTTACGCGCGGGGCCACGTTAGCAAAATACACCGTGACACCCTCACGCGCAAGCGACACGCGCTACGAGCGAGTCAAGTGCTGGAGAGCAAGAGTTTCAATGTCCCCCACCCTGTACAGACGGATGCCCCCCTCCCTTGATGCCGGGGCCACCCTCCCTCGCTGCTGCCACTTCCTCACGGTCGAGTCCTTGACCTGCACACCTGCCAGGATCTCAGCGACGCGAGTCGCTCGAGTGCGAGGCAGCAGAGACTCCCGTGCCTTCGTGAGGAGTCGGTCCCAGGCGGCGGCGATCTGCTCGACCGAGTCGCACTCCCGGCAGGTTGTCGTCTCCTCATCGGGGTCGCGGACCAGCAGGTCTGCCCCGCAGGCGCTGCACTCTCCGACGAACACTAGGCGCTGCCGACCGGGGGAGGCCAGACGCTCAAGGCGGGCCACCGAGTACAAGACCTCATCCGCGCATTGCGCCGCCTCGGACCAGTGGCGCAGCTTGTCCTCATGAGTCTTGAATACGTCCGCAACGTGCCACCAGTTGCCCTGCTTCACCCAGTAGGCCGGCCCCATCACGTGCGACAGGAGGAGCGTCGCCCAGGTCAGGATCGAGTCGCACATCTCGTCAACCTCGATCATGAGCGCAAGGTTGAGCGGAGCCCGCGACGACGGGACACCCGCGCCGCCGACCTGCTCACCCGTGCGCACCCCGTGCGACGCAGCATAGGCGAGATCACTCATCAGGCTGGGCATCGACGCGGTCGCCACACGGACGCGGGCAGCGCCGCCGCGAGACAGGAACTCTCCGTCGAGGATCGGCTCACCCGTCACCGGGCAAACCCGGCGGTCGTCATGCTCAGTCATTGTATCCCTCCACCCATGAGGAGAGCTGATCGCGAGTACACTCGATCAGTCCGCGCCGCGCGAGCATCGACCCGCCTCCATCGTGCATAAAGACAGTCACATCTTCTTTGCCGGGGACCATGACCTCAGCACAGACCACCCACGCCCCGGTCACTGCTTGCTCTCCGTGCCCTGCCTGTACCAGTGCCGAGAGCGCATCTTCTACCTTGCCCCTCAGCTCTTCCTTCTCGGTCACCTTCTTCTCCTTCTACGGTTCCGCTTGCTTGTGTGCTGCTGCTGAGGTGTGCGCGGGTGCCCTGCCTGGCCCTTCCCGGCCTGGCCCGTGCCTGCCCTTCCCTGGCCTGCCCGTCCCGTCCCGTCCCTACCCGACCCGAGAGTATTCGGCTTGATACCCTTCAACGTCGGACCAGGGTTCGGACTTGAGTCCGGACTACGTTGAATACGCGGACCCTCGGACGCGCGTCTCTCGGACGCGCCGGGGTCACGCACAGCGGCCTCAGCGGGGCCGCTGGAGCCGCGCCCGGGGTCAACAGGTGCCCCGGACCCTCGGCCCGGGAGAACGCCCCTCGCGGGCGCCTCTGAGGCGGGGTCAACGGGCACACCCGGATCCACGGACGGCGCAGCTTCATATCCGTACCTAGTCAGGAACTCAGCCGACCACACACCGTAATAAGGCGTAGCCGGGACAGGACGCAGCGGCGAGGCCGCGTCGAACGACTCCCGCGCATGCCCGCGCGAAGAGTTGCACTCATAGCAGGCGACCACGAGACCATCGACCGGGGCGTCCCCCAGCGAATCCGGGTCCACGTGATCGAGCGTGCCGAGGTTGTAACCTTTCGGGCCAGTCCATCGCACGATCTTTCCGCAGTAACGGCACTGATCGCCGTCGCGGAAAATCACAGCAGCCTTTTTATTCGGGTCGCGGTTCTCCCGCGACCGTGCGCGGCGGCGCATGACCTCCTCACGGGGCTGGACGTGAATAAACTCCTCGTCCGTAAAGAGCCTCAGCTTCCGCTTGCCCTCCACCTCAACCCACGTGAGCAGGCCCGCGCCGACCGCAACATCAATCAGGTGCGCACTCCGCGAACGATCGCCGTCGCGAAACGCCGCGCCCCTCTCGATAATCCCATCTGTCAGATGCTTGGCCGAGTAGGTAGCCAGCGCCATAAGGAAGCCGAACATCTCGACGATCGAGATGTCCTCAGCACCCTCCACGTCGTACAGCGACATGAGCTTCGGGTGGCTCAGCGCCTCATCGCCCACTCTGACCCAGGCCATTACTCGCCCTCCTTCACGTTATCTTTCTTGATCTCCGACTGCTCCCAGTAGTCCTCCGGGAACAAGTCCCGGGGCCGAAACTCCGGGAAGTTACGCCGCATCCAGTCCCTCTCGGTTTTCCGCTGATACTCAGCCTCAAACCGCCGGAAGCACTGCCTACAGCGCGCGTGCCCTGCAGCGAGAACCTCACCGCAGTCCGGGCAGTACCGCTCCATCAGAACGGCGGCTCAGACCCGAACACCGACCCACCAGGCTCACCCCACGGGTCATGCTGCGGAGCATCCTGCCCCCACCCAGCAGCACCGCCAGAGGCCGACGCGCTCGCGGACGGCACGCTCGCGGCCTGTGCCTGAACGCGGGTGACCTGGGCGCGTGCGCGGCGCAGGGAGGGGCCGACCTCGTCGACCTGCAGCTCAACGACCGTGCGACGTTCACCCTGCTGGGTGTCGTACGAGCGCTGGGTGAGGCGACCCTGAACGATGACGCGCATGCCCTTGCGCAGCGACTCGGCGACGTTCTCAGCGGTCTCGCGCCACACGGAGCAGCGCATGAAGAGGGTGTCGCCGTCGCGCCACTCACCGGCGTTACGGTCGTAGGTTCGGGGGGTGGAGGCCACCGTGAAATCGGCGACTGCGGCGCCGGACTGCGTCCAACGCAGTTCGGGGTCAGCGGTCAGGTTACCGATGACAGTGATGACGGTATCTCCGGCCATTACTTGCTCTCTTTCTTCTCTGTGTCCGCGTACACGCGGATGCGGACTTCGTACATCGGGATATTCAGGTGCTTCCCTGCCAGGTTGTCCGCGATGACTGTGTGCGGGCCGTCGAGGAACCGATCCGCGTCGTCAGGCAGGAGCCCGGCGTCGATCAGTCCATCCATGATTGCCTTTACCGTCGGAGCTAGGTTGCTGCGGTCGCGGCGGCGACGATCCGGATAGGCGAACTCGACCTCGACGCGAGCGTGCGTCAGCCCGAGACGCGCGACCCCCTCACCCTCACGACCGAGCAGATAGCCCCACTGACGGAGCTGCTTCGTGAGCCGCGAGCGCGCGGCCCAGTGCATCTTGTCGTTGGCGGTGATTAGCTTGCTGCGAGTCAGTGGCAGGACTCGCGATTCCCACACCAGCGGTGCGCTCATCCCAGATCCTCCTCCGTCAGCTGCTCGCCCGGCTGCGTGTACCAGGCGAGGAAGTCCTCCTCGGTCCTGACCGAGAGCCGCATGGTTCCGGGCCTGGCGAAGATCACGTCGCCCTCAAGCGCCCAGATCACGAAGTTATGCCCGCACAGCATCACTTTCCCTTCGGGCGTGAAGTTCACGCGCATGCGGGCGCGAAGTGCGATCTCGTCAGCGTTCTCACGAGTCAGTCGGACTGCCCGGACGATTGCGCGCTCCTGAAAGGCCCTTACGCCGGGGAGATCTTTCAGCGGGTCTAGGTTGCTCATGCTGCCTCCTTAATGGCGATCTTGGTGAGCTGGTAGATAGCTGCGGCGCCCTGCTGGGGGACGACGCCATTTCCGAGCAGTCGGAGCTGCTGCTCGCGCGTCAGGCCGAGATCCTCGCCGGTCACGTGACCGTCTGGCAATCCCATGAGCCATTCGACGAACTTCGTTGAGAGGCGCGCTCGCCCCCCCTCGCGCGTCGGCGGGACAGTCGGAGCTGGAGCCGGACGCCCGAGCACCTGCTCCCAGCGCGCGATCGCGGGCGCGTACATCCCGAAGTCGGTGTACTCGATCCGCGTCGCAAGCTTCGTCGCTTTCTCCGGCGGTCGCCCGCTCGTCCGAGGAAGGCCCATAATCGCATCCGACGCTGACGGGGTCGGCAGCAGCTCGCGCGCCACCTCGTGGAGATTCGACCCGTAGCCGGTCGAGGACGCCGTCGCGTTCGTCGCCTGCGGAGTCGGCAGCATCTGCACCGCCTGAGACAGGCTCATTCCCGTCCCCTCCTGGTGACGACCTGCCTTGTGGTCCGACGCAGTCGGCGTCGGTATCAAGGCACCAGGTGCTCGATCTGGTCCGCAAGACTCACTGAGTGTCCGCCCTCCCGGCGCTTCTCCGGCGGCTGCGAGCCCCCGCAGCTGCCAAGGTTCGCCTGCGGGGTGGCCAGTAACGAACAGACGCTCTCGCTGGTGAGGGGCGCCGACGTCGGAAGCGCGGATAGTACACCATTGCGCGTCATACCCGATGCCGGCCAGATCGCCGACCACACGGCCTGCCGCCCTGAGATCAGGTCCATCTGCTCCGTCTCCCAGCAATCCCTGCTCGGATTCCACCAGACTGTAGGCTCCACTCGTCAACGCTCCTCGCACGTTTTCCCACACGACTAGACGCGGCCTTAGCGTCTTGATCGCATTGAACATCGATTCCCAGAGGCCCGAGCGCGTGCCCGTGGCCATGCCCGCGCGACGGCCAGCGAGGCTCAGATCCTGACAAGGCGAGCCGCCGCAGATAATGTCGACCGGCTCCACTGTCGACCAATCGATCTGCGTGATGTCCCCGAGATTCGGAACACCCGGCCAGCGCACCTCAGCTAGACGGCACGGCCCCGGCTCGACGTCGCTCGTCCAAGCGACGCGCGCATCCGGATCAAGCGCCATGCGAACAGCCATATCCAGCCCGCCATAGCCAGTAAAGAGACTCCCGATAGCCGTCATTCTGCGGCCTCGTCTTGGTCCCACATCCTGTAATAGCGGTTCTCGAACGCTTGCTCGCCGCGCGGGTTCGCGATCTCCAATAGCACATCTGCATGGCAAGGCTGATCGATCTTGCACCAGCAAGCCAGGTCCAAGCCCCAGAGATTCCGGGCGGCGCACGACGCTACGAACCTGCCCTCTCGCGACCGTTCGATCCACTCGCGATACCGAGCGACAGCCTCATCCGCCGACGCGACAACAAGCTCGCCGCCCTCTTCAAGCTCACGCGCCGACCGTGCAACCCTGAACGGATTGCCGTACAGGCTTCCTCGCCCTACATATTTCGTGTGTGCCGGCATCTTCCACCCGCGAGCGCGGCGACGCTGGATCCTGATTGGGAGCCTCATCGCTGCTCCTCAGCCCAGATGCCGACCTCCGCGAGCTCGGCAGGCGTGTAGCCGCGAGCGCGGGTGAAGGCGATGACTGTATGTGCGCAGGCTTTGTGCGTGATGTGCTCGATTGCGGTGGCTTCGTTTTCGGCGTCGATTGTGACGCGGACGTTCGAGCCTTTCGGCGCGAGGCGCGTGCGGCAGACAGGGCAGAAGCGGAAGCCGGGGACGTTGCGCGCCTGCTTGATTTCGATCATTGCTTGGCTCCTTTGATGTCGGTGAGGTCGTAGATGTGGACGCCGCAGGCGGGGCAGCGTCGCAGTGTGTGCGGCGGACACGGCTCCTCGACGGCGTCGGCAGGTTTGCCGACTTTGCCCGTGACCTGGACGAGCCTGAGACCGTGCAGGACTGTTGGGGTGGGGCCGGATCGGATGACGAGGCCGCGGCGCTCAACTTCCTCGACGAACGCTGCGCAGGCCGTCGCGACGAGGTGCGGCATGGGTAGATGCTGGTCAGTGATCTCCCATTCGATGCTCAGGAGTCCTGCGGTTCTCATTCTCCCGCCTCCTCGGTTGTGATCGCGGTGCCCTGCGCGATGTTGACGAGCTTGTCGACGGGGTCGCCGACCAGGAGCCGGATCTCGAGTGCTTCGGCGTCGTTGCCTGCGTAGCGGTCGGCAACGGAGACGGCGGCGTCGGCGAGCTCGGCGGCTGCGACGGTGATCGACTCCTGCAGCTCCTCGACGCGGTCGAGTAGGTAAGCCATGTCCACTGCGGCGTTCTGGTCGAAGGCCGCGACAGCGTCTCCGTAGGCCTTAGCGACGGCAGCGCGGTCTGCACCTGCGTAGCTGCGGCCCGCGAACGCTACGTCGTTCAGCCGGTCCTTGATCTCGTTGATGGTGGTCATTGGTTGTCCTTCTCTAGGGGGGTCTTGCCCTGCACTCGCTGGTGCGGGCTTCGTGCCCGCCCGGGACTCGCACCCGGGGGTCTGCTGGTCGGGCTGCGCGGTCTTACTGCCGGTCCCGCCTTGTTTTCTTGGTGGCGGGTGGCCTCCCCGTTGGCCGCGCTCATCGGGGAGTGTGCTCACTCGTCGATGTAGTCGCCCTCACCGACGTTGAGGCGCTCAGCTGCTTCCTGCAGCTTGTCGACGATCTCGACATACAGGTCGCGCTTCTTGTCGATCGCCTCGCGAGCGAGGCGGCGGGCGTTGAGGTCGTTGATCTGCTTCGTGACCTCAAGATCCTCATCAGCGGCGAGAACCGTCTCCTGCGCGTCGTCTCGCAGAGCCTGCACCTGAGCGGTGTCGAAATAGACCGCGATGTATCGACCTTTCACCGCTCCTCCTCCATCGCTGCGAGGATCACGTCAGAGGCCTTGATAGCGTCGGCCATTCGAGCGGACGCCTGTACAAGCGAGAAAGTGCTCTGCAACCCGCGATTGGTCTTTTCCTCCATAATCGCGACCGTCAGAGCGCACCCGACTTTGATGTACGAGTCTGCGAGCGCGCGAGCCCCTCGATTGGTGGTACCGCCGATCTCTGCTGCCTTGTCTGCGAGCAGGGCCTTGAGAGCCTGGTGTCCTGCCTGCTCTGCGAGGAGGACCGCTGCGATAGCCGCGTCCGTCTGGTCTAGCTCGACTTTGATCTTCTTCTTGAGGTTCACAGTCCTTCTCCTTGCTTAGTTGTGGGTGTTAGAGATGTCCGGCAGGCCGGGCACCGTCGCGGCGATCCGCTTTGCTATGGCTTCGCTCGCGTCATCTGCGGCAATAGCAACGTCCAGAGCATCGATGACCTTCGCCAGCTGCGCGATCTCGCTGTTGAGCGCGATCTTTGCGGCGCGGATAGCGACGTCGGTGTTGAGCCTCTCGACTTCCTCGTGGTCGATCTCGGCGGCGAGTCTTTCCTCCTTGAGGAAGTTGCGCAGCCACCCGAGGTCGTCGAGCGCGAGGGTGAGTGTCACCAGGTTTGTGAGGTGCTTTGCGCTCATCGGACGGTCTCCTCTTGGTGCTTACGGCCTTCGAGCAGGCGGAGGATGACGAGGCCAACGCCGATTCCGAAAGCAATGATCCCGATTGCTAGGACAAGGCCGTCAGCGGTCGCGCCAGTCTTAGCGAGGCGCTCCTGCGGGGCAGGGGCGGCGGCCGGCGCGGGCTTCGGCTGCTCGACTGTGGGAGTCGAGGACGGCTCAGGCTTCGGCGCGGGCTTCACCGTGCCCGGCGTCGGCGCGGTCGTAGGAGTAGGCGTC